GCTCATGTATTACTCAATGGCAGGATACCTGCACAGGGATGTGTGGTAACTTCCTTGAGAATGGGTACAATAACAGCATCCTAATCTTGTAATGAAGTCACAGCTCGCGATACTACTAGCTACAATGCAAGCAAATTGGGTCAAGCTAACTGCTACCATTGCTGCATTTTTGATGCCTATTTCAGGGCTATTGTTTCTAGTAGGGTTTGTGATCTTACTTGATACTATCACAGGGGTATGGAAGAGCATTAAACGCAAGGTGCCAATCACAAGCAGGGGCCTATCTGCAATCATTAGTAAGATGCTACTCTATGAGGTAACGGTTATCTTGTTTTATATGATTGATAAATTTATATTAAATAATATCATCTTACAATTTTTCTCGGTAGATTTATTGCTCACCAAGATACTTGCACTCATCCTGGTATCTATTGAAGTAATGAGCATAAACGAAAACTACAAAGCAGTGAAAGGGCTTGACCTATGGCAGTCAATGAAAAATCTTTTCGCTAGAGCTAAGGATATTAAAAAAGAGGTGGATGAAATTAGACACAAGCAAGATATTACAGGAACGCCTATCTAATGCTCAGTACTTCCACGAAGAGTCTGAGAAAAAACAAATCTATCTACACCATACTGCAGGCAATGGTAACCCTGTAGCTGTATCACGTTGGTGGAATAGCAACGGAGATAGGATAGCTACTGCATTTGTAATAGGTGAAAGAGGTAGCATAGTACAGTGCTTCAGCTCTAAGCATTGGGCCTACCATCTAGGTATAGATAGCCAAGATTTCTCAGCTCATGGACTCAAGTATCAAAACTTAAACAAACTAAGTGTAGGTATTGAGGTATGTAATTGGGGCCCATTGAAGCTAAAGGATGGTAAGTACTACAACTATGTTAAGGGAGTGGTGGACCCATCAATGGTCACTACATTAGATGCACCATACAAGGGTAATAAGTATTGGTACAAATATACGGATGAACAGATTGAAAGCACTCGGCAGTTGGTGGAGTACCTGTGTGATACATACGACATTCCTAAGACTTACCGGTCAGAGATATTTAGCATTGATAAAGAGGCATTCAAAGGAACTGCAGGGATCTACACGCACAACAGTGTGAGAAAAGATAAGGCAGATATTTACCCATGTCCTAGAATGATTAAGATGTTACAAAGCCTATGAGATATATCCTACCATTATTGATACTCATTGTATCCTGCTCAGCACCTAAGAGAGCTCAATGGCATTACAAAAAAGCTCTGAAAAATGGCCTTCAGTTAGTACAGGATAGTGATACTATCCGGATAAATACCATTGATAGCATCCCCGTGATCATGAATGATACTATCGTATGGCAGAAGTATATCACAACCAAGGATACTATCATTAAATATAACAACATCTATGTGCCTAAAACTCGTTGGCAAACACGAATAGAGTATAAAGAAAGGGTCAAGACCTTAAAGATTAAAGGTGATACACAATGGAAAACAGCCAAGGCAAAGCAGGTAGTAAAGTATAGATGGGCATGGTGGCCTATTGTTATATCATTCTTTATTGGTATCTTGCTTCGGTTTTTAATACAAAGAGGGCTACTAGATAGGATAGCTCTACTATTTAAGCTATGAGAAAAAGACTATTTTACGACATTGAAACATCCTTTAATGTCGGTGTGTTCTGGAGGACAGGATACAACCTAACAATTAACCCAGGTGATATAATACATGAACGTGCGATCATCTGCATCTGCTACAAATGGGAGGGTGAGGATGAAATTCACAGCCTAACATGGTCCAAAAGTCAAAGTGATAAGCAAATGATTGAGAAGTTTGTCAAGGTCCTAGCTCAAGCGGATGAAATTGTGGCTCACAATGGGGATAGATTTGACCTCAAATGGATACGTACAAGGGCTTTATTCCATGGCATTCAGTTTATGCCATCCCCAAAGACCATAGACACTCTTAAATGGGCTAAAAAGTACTTTAATTTTAACTCAAATAAACTAGACTACATAGCTAAGCTACTCAAGGTAGGTGCTAAGATGGAAACAGGAGGGCTTGACCTGTGGAAAGATATAGTATTTCGCAAAGATCAGGATGCACTTGATAAGATGGTGGCCTATTGTAAGATGGATGTTGAAGTACTTGAGTCAGTATTTGATAAACTCAACAGCTATGCCATTGTAAACCATAACTATGCCATCCAATACGGAGGTGAAAAATATGAATGCCCTGAATGTGCAGGAATAAATGTTAAATACAATAAGAAAGTAGTCACAGCTGCAGGCACTGTACACCATTGGATACTATGCAAGGACTGCAAAAAGCACTACAAAATAAATCACCTGGTGTTCACTAAGTATCAGGAATATCTCTACACGCGTAAACAAATATCGTGAGTTTATAGACGTATTTTTGCGGAGATTATTACGCTTATAGGCGTAATTAAGTGATTTTCACCAACATTATGTGATATTCCTTATTTAGACTCATTCTAAATTTGTGGAAAATTATGCAAAATTGTTTGTATATATGAAACTTTGTGTATCTTCGCAGAGTATTAACACTTAAAAATTATTTATGAAACAGTTTGAAAGAGCCCTTGACTTTATCAAGACACACGAAAACAATGCAGAGGTACTTGCTTTATTCTTAGAGCAGCTGCTTGTTGAAGCTACTGAGGAAATGACTCAGACAGCATTAGATAACACTGAAGATTTTTTAACCATCCTAAACGCTAACCGATGAAAAAAGAACTATTTAATGTAGTAGCAAGCTTTGCTGTGGTCGTGGGTACCATGGTAGCAATGTATAACGTTTTAATCTTTATGATATGCAAGTAACAATAGGAATAGAAGTAGCTTACTTTGACTTTGATGATGTGCATGGTACCTGTGAGTTCAAAATAACTAACATTACCGATGAAAGTTATGATGTTGAACTTAGCAATGTGGTAGCTACTCAGGTGATTGGTGAGGTAGAGCTTGACTACATGCTAACTGATACCGAACTTGACCAACTCAATGAGGAAATCATTTGGTGCATCCAGGATACCAACCTTGTAAGAGATATGCAGGAGCTTGATGATGACTTTGATGAGGATGAGTGGAGGTATGATGCATAGAGATATCTCAGAGATGGCTAGATGGTGGACCAAGCAGTCATTTGCAGGAGATAAGGGGGGCTCCTTTAATACCTCCCTATATTTAGAATACTTAAAATGTAAGAACTCATGTACAGATTACTATACTACTATGAAAAAAGGCTCGCAGAGAGCTATGAATTCCCTACCAAAGCACTATGTCATTGGAAAGTCAACCAATTCAGGGCAGCAGGAACTCATATTTACGGACACTTTGTAATTGAGAAAGTATGCGACAAGATAAGATACTAGAAATACTTTACCCATACATCCCTGCTAAGGTGCTAGGTGAGTATCTAGGGTTGACTGCATCCCAAGTGTACAATAGAACGTACAAAAGAGGGGTGAAAAAAGACCCTAAGACAAAGAAAGCAATAAATAGATCCCTGATATTAAACGCAGGTAAGTACACCAGGTATCCTAAGGGTCATGTGCCATTCAATAAAGGCATGAAATGTCCTAACCTACTGCTAACTAATGCAGCTGCTACGATGTTTAAGAAAGGCAACAAGCCATTCAATACTAGGGAAGAAAACGCAACTAGCATCCGTAAAGATACAGCAGGTAGATTGTATCACTACACAAAATTAGCAGATAGCGTATGGGTATTAACGCACCGGTTGATGTGGGAGCAGGCTAATGGACCCATCCCTGCAAAGCACATAGTGAGGTTCATTGATGGCAACACCATGAACTTAGAGCTGAGCAACCTGGAGTGCATACCAATGAACACAAACATGACTAAGAACAGTATCCAACGGTTCCCAATGGAGCTGCAGCAGGTCATGAAATTAAAAAGTAAACTTAATAAAACAATAAACAATGGCAAGAAACGGCATGAATGATCTTAGAGATCACCTCTTCGCAGCTCTGGAGAGATTAAATGATGATGAGCTAACACCTGAACAACTATCTACTGAGGTAGAAAAGGCTCAGGCAATTTCTAACCTGTCTAACTCAGTGATAAACAGTGCTAAGGCTGAGGTTGACTTCATGAAAGCTACCGGCATGATAGCTACTACAAGCAACCTGTTCAAAGGAGTGAATGACCCTAAAAGATTAGACTAATGAAATACACAAAATACTACAGAATGTGGCTTGAGGATAAAGTAGAGCCAGAGGGTGGCACATGGTGCTACATGGGGATGGATGAGAAAGGCTTTTTATGGCAGCTCAACTTCCAATACAAAGAGAATGAACAACCTGAGACATTAGAGCAGTATCTGCGATGGGGTTACAAAATTCAAGAGATATGAATGAGGAATTATTTGAACTGAG